TCCCACAAGAGATAGTCCGCACCGTTGGCCGCGTCGCCATAGATTTTGACGTCGAACGAAAGCTGCGTAGCCGCCGAGTCACCAATCTCGATGAGCGTGTCGTCAGCCGTGGCCGCTACGATTAGGTTGGTGGTATCCCAGTGGACATTCACGTCGCCCGTGCCGTCGCTGCCAGAGCCGAAAACTAGGTAGTCATCGTCTTTGAACTGCAGGTCCACGCCCGTGGTGTACAGCAGGTTCGCGCTTGCATCGGCGTATAGGTAGCTAGCGCCACTGGCCGTCCCGCCATACCATTTCAGGTCGAAGGAAAGCTGTGTCTCGGCAGAGTCGCCGATCTCGATAACCGTGTCGTCGGCTACCGCTGCCACAATCAGGTTCGTCGTGTCCCAGTGGATATTGACGTCACCCGTCGCGCCAGAACCGCTACCGAAAACGAGATAGTCGTTGTCTTTGAACTGTACGTCTACGTCGGTGGTGTAAAGCAGGTTGGCAGAGGCGTCGAAGTAGAGATAGTCAGCGCCATTGGCGGCCTCGCCGTAGAGCTTGACGTCGAAACTCTTCTGCGTAGCCGCCGAGTCGCCAATCTCGATCAGGCTATCGTCGGCGGCGGCCGCTACGATCAGGTTGGTGCTGTCCCACTCTACCGTTACGTCGCTGCCGGTGCCGATGGTGAGCTTCTCGCCGTCGGCCATCGTGATAGCGCCCGCGTCAATCGTGACGGTGTTCACCTCTAGCGAGTCACACGTCAGCGCTGCAAAATCGGCGTCTTCGTCCTTGCGGGCCAAATAAGTCGTCTGTGCCATGTTATGCTCCAATCTCCCTTCCTCGACGGGCGGAGCACCCCGCCGAGTCTGGTCGGGAGCCGGTCAGCCTATGCCCACCGGCTCCCCATTGCTATCGCTATCGTTACAGCGTCACGTCGTAGCTGATGGCGGAGGCGTCCGTGTCACGGTAGATCAACCCGAACCGCATAAGCGCCACAATCTCGGTTGTGTCCGCTCGCGGGATGCGGGTCGTCTCTAGCGTCATGCGTCGCCGCCAGCCGAACAGCCACTGATCCCAGCGTACCGCCAGGATAGCGCCGGTGCTGTTGTTCGTGGTCGTGTCGAGGTCTAGTTTGCCGTCGCTGTTGGCTTTCAGCTCATAGGCACCCGTGATCGTGCCCGTCGGGTCGAAGTGCATAAACGCCGATGGCCGTACCTCAAAGCCCCACATGCGCGCCAGCTCGCCGTCGCGGAGCGTCGCCTGCTGCCAGACGTCCTCCGTTTTGAGCGCGGCCAACGCCAAGCTCTTCCAGTAGGTGTTGAGGTCGGGGATCAGCGTCACGCGGTCTTTGGCAAGCGCGTTCTTACCCGCGCCGCCCAAGAGTTTCACCGTCTCTAGGTAGTCGTCTTCCGTCAGTGTGCTGGCATCGCGGCTGTTGGCCGTGTTGGTGACCAGCGCGAGCTTGCGGAAGCCGTTGACTAGCAGGTAGCTCTCGGTGCCGCCGGGCGTACCGGCGATGTCATTGATGTTGGTGGTGCCGCTAGTCGTGGTGTCGCCGTCGATCACGACGTGCTCTAGCTGCTCGGCCCCGGCGCGCTGGAGTTGCATCCGCAACTGCGGCACGAACCGCACAAGCGAATCCTCTTCCATCTCGCCAGACCACAGCACCCTAGCGCCCATCTTGGCAAGGCTCAGGCTTTGGTTGCCCGTGCCCGCCTGCGAGCTAGTGATCGTCGTGTTGGGCCATCCGCTGGTTGCCGTGTCCTCGGCCTCGGCCACTTTGTAGTAGGTCGGGTCCGTGGATTCGAGCGGGATCGTGATAGACTCGTGACCCGCTGGCACCTCGATTTTCGGGATGCGGTCCACAACCCACGAGTCGGCGCGGATTTTCTCCCAAAGCTGGTTGCTGTACTGGACGCCTACCCAATCGTCGCCATAGTTGCTCAGGTCCTGCTGCATGATCTCGTCGCTCTTGAGCGCCTTGCCCGTTCGCCTGTACAGCGCCTTGAGCGCCTCCTGGCTGGGGGCGTCGTCTTTGGCTTCCTGGCACTTGAGCGCCAAGCTCTGGTACGCCCGCTCGCTCACGGGCTTCCCGTTGGCCTTGAGCACGCCGATCATCACGGCCATGTCAGCCGCTTCAAGATGATCGTATCTCTGGTCATTGAACTTGGTGACGTAGGGCGCATCGCCCATCGGCAACCGGCGGCCCGTTGCCGCCTCTTTCTCCCACTCGGCTTTGGCGGCAGCTACGGCCTCCGCCTGCGCCTTCTCGATCTTCTCTGCCTCGGCGCGCTCGGCCTCTTGCCGCTCACGCTCCGCGTCCAGTGCGGCCTTGACCGCTTCCTGGACCTTGGCATCTACATCAATCTCACTCATCTCTGTCTCTCCTGGTTGCTCGGTCGTATCGGTTCGCGGTGGCTCCCCTGCCGATGCCGAGTCACGCTTTGCAGCGGACTCCTCTGGCTCGGCCTCGTGAGTCGCCGGATTATCTATGTCATCGGGTAGGTCTATGCCCGCCCGTTGCCACACGCTCTTGGTCACTGGCACCGCGACAGCGTAGGCGTTGGCAGGTTGCCGCTGGCCTACGGCGTCAAAAATGCTCAGCTCGACCACGGGCCATTCTCTGATATGCCCGTCGTCGTCTGTGCGTACGAGGTGTGACGCGCTGCCAGTGCTGGCCCGCGCGATGCCGCGTTTGGCACCATCCCACACCCGCTGCGCCCACTCGTTTGCCTTGTCTAGCACCACGCGATACCAAACGCCCATGTCGTCAACCCAGCGTTTGATGGTGCGCCCGATGTATTGCGGCTCACCCGCTGGGGTGCCGTCGCCCGTTAGCCCGTGATAGTAGACGGCAGGCGGCAACGGCCACTTGTCCTCGTGAAAGCGCGTGTCTGGCGCAAAGAACTCGCCCTGGACGTCGCGCCCGTCCTCTGGGCCGCCGTATGGGTTGCCCAGGACGTCTAGCGTCCAGTCGCCGTCTAGCTCGGCTGCCTTGATGCGTTCCATCTCACTCACTTGCGCGCCTCCACAGGTATCCATCGACGTGCTCAAACGCTGGCTCTAGCTGATAGCGCGAGATGTGCTGTGGGAATTCCTCGCTGTACAGCACGTGTGCCGGGTTCGCTATCAGCCATTCGGTGTGCTCTGCTATCGCGTCAACCACAGGTTGCGGGTCCTCTAGGTGCTCGAAAATGTCCATGGCAAAGATCGCATCATAGTCACGCGCCAGTGCCGCCTCCGCATCGGGTTCTGCCACGACGCGCGCGCCTGCATCTTCCCGCCCTAGCCGCCACATGGCGTATGCCCACGTCACGCTGCCAAGCAGGTCGTGATACCATGCGGCGCAACCCTCGCGGGCGGCGATTAGCGCCCACTCTGCAATGCCGCCGCCAAAATCTAGGACCGTATGCCAGTCGTGCTCTCGAATCTGGTCTCTCAGCCAAGCGTGAACTCCCTCGCGCCGGTGTTGCATCTGGTAACGTGTCAGATCAAAGATGTATAGGTCCGTCTCTTGGTAAAACGCCAGCGGCTCATCGTATCGCCGCCACTGCCACGCCAGCTCAAAGCCCGCGTATCGGCAGCGCGTGCGGACAAGGCGCTCAGGCCAGTCCACATACTCTGCCAGCGTCTTGTAAAGGTTCTCCAAGCCCCTAGCTACCCCCTACTCCAAAGCTCGGCTATGGCCCTTTGAATTCCTTTTACCACGCGGGCTTTGCGCTCTCGAATCACGTCTTGCACCGTTTTCCAGCCTCGCGCCGCATGGAAGCGCGCTTGCCGTGTCTTGTCTTGCACGAATGGCGCGTAGCTGACCTTGGTGCCCACAACGCCCGTCAATCCCCTATCGCGCACGCGCGTCGTCCAGCTCTTGCCTAGCATTTCTGACGACTTGCGCCCAGCCACCGTCCCGTCCGCCCGCATCCACTTGCTGCCCCAGTTGCGCTCATACCATCGTCGTTGATATGGCGTGTTGGCCGCCGTGGATGGCGGATACTCCGCTATCCCGTCTTTGATGTGACTCACGGCAGCCGTCATCGCGCCCTTCATATATTCGGCGTTTGCCAGTGTGTTCAGCTTGCGCTCAATGCGGTCTAGGCCGTCAATCTGAATGCCGTATGTCATGTCACCCACTCGTGCGTTACCCAGCAACGGCAGTTGACGTGTGCTGGGGGCCAGTCAACCGTCCAGCCGTCCGAACGCAGCTTCCCCTCGTTTGGCCCACACACCGAGCACACCAACTCGTCGTTTGCCGTGTGCCAGCGCGGTTCCAGCTTGAACCCCTGCGCTTGCGCTGTGTTCGCTACCCGCCGCTCCCCCTCGGCGTAGGCCCGCGTCGTCTCTGTCACCGCGATCATGCTGGCGCGCGCCTTGTCGAATAGCGGCTCTATGCTTGCCTCTAGGTCGGCCCGCGTCATGCCTGGCGTCTCGATAAAGGCCCGCACCTTGCGCTGTAACGCCCGGCGCGTCGTCTCTGTCACGCCACGCACCAAATCAAACGTGTAGCCCGTCGCCCATTCAGCGGCCTCTTGCGCCATAAGCGCCCAGTCAATACCTACGTTCTCGCGCTCTACCAAGCTTGCCCCGGCATCGGTTGCCATCTGCTCTACCATCGGCCGTAGGTCCGCAACCATCTGCCCGATCTCGCTCTCCCAGAACGCGTCGTCTAGGTTGTCAAAGTTTGGAGGCCAGCCCAACAGCCGCATGACTTCTTGCATCTGGCCGCTCAATCGCTCGCGCATCAATCGCAGAATGCGCCGCTCCCAGGTATCCTTGGCGTCGGCGTTCGGATCGTCGCCGGACGGCGACACACGCTCTGCTTTGACTAGAAAGGGGCCGGCAAAGGCGGCTTTTACCTCCTCGTCGCTCTCAGCCGCCGCCAGTCGCCCGCGTATCACATCGGCCACGTCGTTTGGGATGTGCTCGCAGGTGAACTCGGTGCGTTTCTCTGGCCGCCGCTTGCTCGCGTACCGATACCACGCGCCCATCTCTGCCTTGATCGCCACCTCTTTGTCGCTCACGTCTAGCGTCTCGGCAACGTCGGCGGCCTCGCGTTGCGCCGCCCGTGTCGGCTCTGTCTCAGGCACCGATTCTAGCGCCTGTGGCCCCTCGGCAACCTGGCCCTTTA